CTGATGCGGATTTAGAAAACATTAAACTATTGACATTTGAAAAAGAGATCAATTCCGATGGTGAAGAACAAGAAGCTGTTGATCTCGATCATTTGATGAGAGCCACAGAACAATTATGTAAGGAGCGAAACACATGAGATTTAGTATCAAATTATTTGAATATCGTTATATTTTAAAAATATTTTTTCCTATAGAACGCCACATTAAATGGCTACCTGCAATTATGTTTGGAAAAGTAAAATGTTTAACTAAGGAGAAAAACACATGAAGGAAATACCGATGATAGGTGGCATATTTGAGACTGAGGAAGGTGCAAAAGGATTCCAAAATCTGCTTGAAGATGACTCAGTCGTGGTAAAATTCTATATGCCAAATGCAACAAAACCCATCCTATACTGGGTGGCAAATCAAAAATGTGTGGATGATATAAAAGAAGTACTAAAGTATCAAGAAGTATGAGGATTGGGGAGAAGCCTGTGCACGAGGCGACGAAGATCTAGTCCTCATTCTTGTTGGTGGGTCTATATCAGTCGGTTAGAACTTGTAATGGGGTCTTACAGTTTTAGAACTATCAACAACCAACAAGTATGAGGATTGAAGCGATGCGTAGCTGTCGGACGCGTTCCGTCTTTAAGTGCAGTCCTCATTCTTGTTGGTGAAAAGTAAGGCAGTTAACCGCAGTGAGAGAGCCCGGTCGCTAGATTCTGCATACGCATGGAGCCACTTAGTGCCGCCAACAACTAACAAGTATGAGGATTAGATAGACACTGCTATCGGCTCACCGTTGAAACAATACGGACAAGTCGGCCCGACAGAAACGCTAGTCCTCATTCTTGTTGGTGAGTGCGTAGACTGATACGCATCAATAGTCGTGAGAGCCAATGTCGAGCCGATATCAAGGACGGTTGGCAAGTTGGAGATCAGTACCAACCACCAACTATAACAAGGAGTTAATGGTGGCAACAAGAAAGAAGAAAGAGCCAGAGAAGTTAATGGACGAGCCGACCAAGGCAGAGGTAGAGTTCGTCAAGATAAATGATTATTTAGATTACGTAAGTGCCAGAATGAAGTACTTGGACGCCAAGGTAAAGGCACTAAAAGACGAGAACGACCAATATAAAGCTACGATCCGCAGAATGGAGAGAAGAATCCAGAACGGATGATATACAATACAGGCATTAACTAGGTTCGACATTGGAATATTATGGATAACGTAACCGAAAAGCCCAAAGGCAAAGGTGGAGCACCTACAACATACAACCCAAAGATAGCTGCTGAGCTATGTACGCTCATAAGCAATGGGATGAGTATCAGACAGATACTGAAGGCAGATCAGAAGACTAAACGCTTCCCTGCCCAGAGTACGATCTATGAATGGTTAATTGTTCACCCAGAATTTGCGGAGCAATACGCACGAGCACGGGAGGAACAGGCTGACACCATCGCTGATGAGATCATCCAAATAGCTGACGAAACCCCAGACACTGAGCCAGTGATTGACCGCAAGACTGGGGAGCTAATCAGAATGGAGTTGAGCAACTCGTACATCCAGTGGCAAAGAAACCGTATAGACGCCCGTAAATGGACTGCTATGAAGCTCAAACCTAAGAAGTATGGCGATAGGACGGTTATTGCAGGTGACAAGGACAATCCAATGCAGTCCGAAGTTATTGTGACCGCTAAGGACGCAATGAACACTGTTGTTGAACACCTCATGCTTAAGAAACAAAGTGCAAACACAGGATCTTGATGAGGTCATTGAGATACTGAGCGACCCTGAGATAAAGGGTCACTTTGCTGTATTGCCTCCAGAGGATCAACTCGCCTATGCTAATAGGATCAAATGGCTATCTATAGCCCATGACCACCAGATACCACCCAACTGGGATTGGAGTATTGCTTTAGTATTAGGGGGGAGGGGAGCGGGGAAGACCAGACTCGCTGCGGAGTGGCTCTGGTGGAACGCATGGACAAAACCCAAGACAAGGTGGTTGGTTGGTGCTCCAACGCACTCAGATCTCAAGGACGTGTGCTTCATGGGTGACAGTGGACTGATCAATGTAATGCCTCAGATACTCATTAAAAAGCATTTGAAGGACGATAATGAGATCACCCTGATTAACGGATCTATTATTAAAGGAATCCCTGCCTCAGAGCCGGAACGGTTCCGTGGTCCGCAGTTTCACGGTGGCTGGTTAGACGAGTTGGCAGCTTGGGATTACCTACAGGAAGCTTGGGATCTCCTCAGTTTCTCCATAAGACTAGGTGACAAGACTCAGATTATCTGCACCACTACACCCAAGCCAAAGGATCTGATTGTTGATCTGGTGGGTAGGAACGGGATGGATGTAGCATTGACCACAGCATCTACCTACGCCAACATTGATAACCTGTCGGCTAACTTTAAGAAACAGATTGAGCAGTACGACCCAGACTCAGCACTGTACAGACAGGAAGTCTTGGCTGAGATCCTAGATCCTGAGTTGACAGGTATTGTTAAGAGGAAGTGGTTCAAGCTCTACCCAGCGTTCAACTCAATGGGTGACCCTATGCCACTACCCAAGCTTGAGTTTGTGCTCCAGAGCTATGACTGTGCGTTTACTGAGAAAGCACACAACGATCCAACTGCCTGTATTACTTTTGGAGTATTTAAGCCACAGGACGCACCAATGTCTGTGTTGATATTAGACTGTTGGCAAGACAGACTACAGTACCCAGACTTGCGTCCAAAGGTGATGGATGAGTTCGAGAGCGTGTATGGCGAGGGTAAAGACAAGAAGCGAGTAGAGATGATTCTGGTGGAGGAGAAGGCATCTGGAATATCTTTGATTCAAGACTTGCAACGTGCCCAACTCCCAGTACAGGGGTATAACCCAGGACGGGCAGACAAGGTGCAGAGGTTGTCAATTGTCTCCAATATCATACGTGCAGGTCGGGTGTGGGTGCCTGAGTCTAGTGTGAACAAGGGATACGTTAGAGACTGGGCAGAGGGAGCTATAAGCCAGATCTGTGCGTTCCCTGATGCGACACATGATGACTTTGTGGATGCGATGACACAGGCATTGAGGTGGCTAAGAGACGCAGGGTTCTTGAACATTGACCCACCACCAAGAGAGGATTACGACGCAGACGATTACATTGATGCTAATCCAACACCAAGAGGCAACCCATATGCTATGTAACTTCGGTTATCATTTGTATGGGGTGGGGTGTTGTGTTAGCGACAACACTTTCGTTGACTATGACTCGTCAAATGGAGAAGGGATAACACTGCTTTATGTGACCCACCCCACTAGCTTTGAGGGTAGTAGCAAGGGTACACTACTGTGTAATATTGCGAGGTGCTATGCCAAATCCTAATGCAAACAAGCCTATATATAATCGTAATTTAAAAATTCATGTTGCTGATGATTCTGACATGATGAAACATGAGTTGATGATGCAACCCATGCGTAAGTTTAAAGACGGTGGTCAAGAAGGTGAAGATTTAACCAAACCTGCATTTGTCTACCCTGGGATGGGAAAACGTCCATATCAAACTCCAGAATCGGTTACTCAATCAGCTAATGCACCTATATCAGCATTGAGGGGATCAATAGCTTCTGGGATCGGATTTCCTTCAGACATAGTTAATTTATTTAACAATCCAGAAGCAGGATTACCTGTTTCACCAATTGAATCTAAAGAAATATTTGGTGAAAAAAAGGATTTGCCAACTACAACATCTTCTTTATTAAGCAATTTACCATTAAAACAAACTGGACCTGTCAATGAAGTTGCTGAAGCACTGGGTGTTGCGGCACCATTTCCAGTAGGTAAGGCTGTACGTGCAGGAGCTAAGGTGATTAAAGAAGGTGCTGAATATATTGCACCTAAAGTCGCAGATATGGTTGCCAAAGGAGAATTAAAGATACCAGTCTTACCTGATGTTATGCAACCGCAACTGTCAATGTTTGTTACAGATCCGAAGAGTCCTGCGTTTGAAAAAGTAATTAAGCCTGAAGAAAGAATTGAAGTAAAGTCTAATAAAGTTAAAGAACCAGAACCGACAATTCATACAGAAGAACAAATAGCTGAACACTCATTCCAACCTGCAAGTACTGAAGAGGCTCAGAAGCATTTGTCTAATGGGCATTATGTTTATGGATTACATGAGCAGGCAGAAGAACCACACTTGATTAGATCTGCTGACGAAGTTAATGCATACACTCCAGATCAATTAGCTATAGTTTCAAAAGATATACCAATGAATGGCGAAACATTATCAAAAGCCATTGAAGATAAAGCTGTTAAAAATAAAACAATTGGTGCTGAACCAATTGAAGGTGAGATTAAAGATCAGCCAACTCTCATTGATATGAAGAAGGGAGATATATCACAGCATAATTTAATGGTTGAGCGTGGTGAGCGTGAAACTGGAAGTAAAAGTATATTGTCTTCGGCTGAAAAACAAGTTATTAAGCAAGGGGCGAAGGACGCAGGAGTACCAGCATCAGAAATAGAAGCAAAAGTTCGTCAACATAAAATAGACAATCC